TGCGGTTCCAATGGCGTCAGGTCGAGCGGCGGCCGACGCTGGCCGCCGAGGTCGTCTCCTGCGACCGCGCCGAGTGGCGGCACTTCCGGGCATACCACTATATGTCGGCGGAGTTGGCCAACGCCTCTCGTTGCTACCTGCTCCTCGTCGCCGGCCAGCGCGCCGCCTTCGCCGCGGTGCTCAACTTTCCGCACCCCAAGCGACACGACATCCGGCGCATTCACCGCGTCGTCACTCTGCCGGACTGGCAAGGCATCGGTTGCGGGCCGATCCTGATCGGCCGGCTCGCGGCCGCGGCCAAGACGATCGGGCTGGAGATGCGGATTTCGACGAAGGCGGCCGCGTTCGCGGCGTCGCTGCGCCGCAGCGGCGATTGGCGCGAAGTGAGTCGCGGCGTCATCCATCGGGGAAATGCCGCGACGATGGGGAGGACCGGGACCGGGAGAATGGGCGGCTGCTTCGTCTCGACCTATCGCTGGATCGGAGCGCCGGCGAGCGCCAGTGATGCCGCCATATTGTTCGGCGACTCGAAGAGGCGGAGCTTGCCGGCCATCGGCAGGGGGTGAGCGAGCAGCCACGGGTTGCGGAGCAGCCAACACCACGGGCCAAAGGCGAACCGCTCGTCGGCGACCTCCTCGACCGGGACGCAATCGATGATCTCCACGCCGCCGACGACCGCGCCGAACACCAGGCTGTCCTCGTCGGGGGCCTCGGGGAAGAGCGGCTGACCGTAGATGCGCCTCATGTTCTTGCGCGTCTTGCCGGCGTGGATCAGGATCGGGCCGCGATAGCTCGTCGGCCAGGACCGGTTCTCGATCCGCTTGACGCCCGCGACGATCGCCCACGCCCACGGCTGCTGTACGGTCAGAGTCTTCACGCCATAACTCCTTATTTGGTGCCGACTTACACCAATCATTCTACCCTGCCCTCAAGGTCGCGTCCACGCGAAAACCGAAAATGTCCGACGCCGAAAAACGCAAGAAAATCCTGGCTGAAATCCGGGAGCAGAAGCGCAAGCTGCGCGAAGCCGAGCGGATTGCCCGGGGAAAACCCGGGCAGGTCCCCGACGACGTGCGCGAAACCCAAGCGGAGATTTCGCGGCGAAAGTCGTCCCAGCGCCGCGAGATCGGCGCGGTGCCCCCGATCAAGAGCCCGCGCCGGCGCATGCGCTGCCGCAAGTCGCTGCGGCTCTTTTGCGAGACGTACAACCCGGAAGCCTTCACGCTGGCCTGGTCCGAGGAACACTTGCGCGTGCTCGCGCGCATCGAGGAAGCGGCCACGCTCGGCGCGCTCTACGCGATGGCCATGCCGCGCGGCTCGGGCAAGAGCACGATCTGCCGCATGGCCTCGTTGTGGATCCTCTCCTACGCGATCTGCCGGTACCTCTTCGTCATCGGGGCCAACGCGGACAAGGCCGAGGACACGCTGGCCACGCTGAAGACGCTCATCCGCTTCCTGCCCACCTACGCCGCCGACTTCCCCGAGATCGCGCACCCGGCGATCGCCCTGGGCGGGATCGCCAACCGGGCCAGCGGGCAGACGTGCCAGGGGCATTCGACGCTGATCGAGTGGGCCGGCGACCGCCTGGTCCTGCCCACGGTGCCGCCGCCGGCGAACTGGACGAAGGCCTGCTCGGCGCGGCCCTTGCGTGCCGATGGCATGGCGCCGACGTCCGGCCTGGTCGTCAGCACGTCGGGCCTGACCGGCGACGGCATCCGCGGCTCGCTGCTGACGCTCTCGACCGGCGAGCTGCTCCGCCCCGACTTCGTGTTGCTCGACGATCCGCAGACCAACGAGTCGGCCCACTCGAAGACGCAGAACGCCACCCGCGAGCAGCTCGTCGCCGCGGATGTGCTCGGCATGGCCGGCCCCGACCGGGCGATCGCCGCGGTGATGCCGTGCACGGTGATCGCCAAGGGAGACTTCGTTGACCGGATCCTCGACCGGCAGAAGCATCCGCTCTGGCGCGGCGAGCGCATGCGCCTGCTCCGGACGATGCCGGCGAACCTGCGCGCCTGGTCGGATTACTTCGAGGTGTACACGGCCTGCGCCCAGCTCGAGCCCCCGGACTTCACCGAATCGAACCGGTACTACGTGGAGCGCCGGGCGGTCCTCGACGAGGGCGCCGTGGCGAGCTGGCCGGAGCGCAAGCTCGATACGGAAGTGTCGGCGATCCAGCACGCGATGCATCTCTATTGCCGCGACCAGGCCGCGTTCTGGTCGGAGTACCAAAACGATCCGATCGACGAGCAGTCGGCCGCGGTGTCCAAGAAACTGGACGCCGATCAGGTCAAGCGGCGGGTCAACCACATCCCCCGCCTGGTCGTGCCGCGAGAGAGCACGCGGCTGGTCGCGTTCATCGACTGCGGCCTGGACCTGCTCTGGTACGCGATTGCCGGGCTCGACGAGCGTTTCTCCGGCGGCCTCGTCGATTACGGCTGGTGGCCGGCGCAGCCCAAGGAGTACTTCGCCAAGACCAACCCGCCGGTCACTCTCGGGGATCTCTACCCGAATCACGACAAGGACCAGCTCCTGTACGCGGCGCTGCGCGATCTCACGGCGACGATCCTCGGGCGGAGCTACGTTCGGCATCAGGCCGACGACCAGGTCAAGGTCGATCGCTGCCTCGTCGACGAAGGCTGGAACGACAAGGTCGTCTATCAGTTCTGCCGCGAGAGCCCGTTCGCGTCGATCCTGATGCCGAGCAAAGGCCACGTGCCCAAGTCGCTCGGACACACGCCGATGGCGCGGTGGGCGGCGCGGGCGGGCGAGCGAGCGGCCAAGCCCGGGCAGCCGTCGTGGCGCGTGGGGCCCGTTGGCAGCGGCAAGGGCCGGCACACGATCTTCGAAGCCAACGAGTGGAAGAGCTTCACCGCGGAGCGGCTGACGACCAGGCCGGGCGGCTCCGGCTGCCTGCAGCTCTTCGGCGACGAATCGACGAATCACGCCATGTTCGCGGATCACTGCACCGCGGAGTTCGCCACGGCAGTGACCGTGGACGGCCGGCGGCATGAGCGCTGGCAAATGAAGGCGACCCGCGACGACAACGATCTGTGGGACTGCGCCGTCGGCTGCATGGTCGCCGCGGCGATCGGCGGCTTGGAATGGTCGGCGGACAAGGCAAAGGCGGCTGCGCCTCCGAAACCGGCAGAGGAGGATGTGCCGTGGAGCGAGCTGCAGCGGCGGCAGAATCAAGCCGGGGGAAGATCGAGCCGGCAATGAGCGAAACTTCGTCCAGGCCCTGGACGAACTTACCCTCAGCACGCCCCCATCTTTCGCGACGGCCGCGGCCTGCCGTTACAGTGACTATTGACTAGCGACTCGCACTCGCAGGCCGCAGAAAACTTGCACTATGCCGGACCTCTCGGAACAGATCGAAGACGCCGCCAATGGCTTCGCGCAGGTCAGCACCTCCGCCGGCTCGGCGCAGGCCGTGTCGATTCCCGACCTGATCGCCGCCGACAACCACTTAGCGGCGAAGGAAGCGCTCGGCGAAACCAACGACGACGGCGGCCCGGTGTCGCTCTGGTCCAAGCTTAGGCCGGCCGTCCCCCGATTTAAGAAACCCACCTGATGCGTCCTTTCCGCTGGATCGCTCGGCAATTCTCGCGCGGCAAACCAGCCGCGCCCGATCGCCGCCGCGCCAACCAGCAAGAGACCGCCGACACCACCCGCGAAAACCGCGACCATTGGAAAGACGCCGACGACACCACAAACGCGCAGATCACCCCGGCGCGCCGTCAGACCCTTCGCCAGCGCGCCAAGTACGAGGCAATCAACAACTGCTACGTGCAAGGCCTGGTGCGCACGCTCGTGCGCGACACGATTGGCATGGGCCCGCGGCTGCAGATGCTGACCGACGACGGCGCCCTCAACGAAGGCGTCGAGGACCTCTGGCGGCTCTGGTCGGCGGCGACCGACATGCCGCTCAAGTTCCGCGTCATGGCCGGCACGAACGTCGTCGCCGGCGAGTGCATGGCCGTCTATTACAACTCGGCCAAGCTGACGCGCATGGGCCTGCCGGTCACCCTGAACGTCCGACTCATCGATCCGGCCCAGATCACCGACGGCATCCTCAAGGCTCTGAGCAGAACGACCGGCGACGACGGCATCGACGTCGACGCCGAAGGCGAGCCGGCCTTCTACTACGTCCTCAGGCAGCACCCCGGCGACGCTTTGGTCTGGAACCTCGATCCCGACCGCCAGCCGGCGGAAAACGTGCTGCACTGGTTCCGCCCCGATGCGCCCGGCCAGCTCCGCGGCGTAACGCCGCTGGCGCCCGCGCTCGACATCTTCGCCCAGCTCCGCCGTATCACGCGGGCCACGCTCACCGCGACCGAGTTCGCCGCGTCGATCGCCGGCGTGCTCGAATCTGATTTGCCGGTCGGCGCCGATTCGCCGGTCACCGCCAAGCAGTACTTCCAGGCGATCGACGTTGTCCGCGGCATGCTGCTGACGCTGCCCTCAGGCGTGAAGGCCAAGGGCTTCGACAGTCCGCATCCGAACACTCAGTTCGAAATGTTCGTCAACCTGAAGTTGCGCGAGGCGGGCCGCATGCTGAACATCCCGTTCGGCAAGATGACTGGCGATCACTCGCGCTACAACTACTCGTCGGGTCGGATGGACGACGCCCCATATTGGGGCGATCGCGACGTCGAGCGCCAGGAGTTCGAAGTCCGCGTCGTCGATCCGATCTTCTATCGCTTCTGCGACTTCGCCCGCTTTGCGTTGCCGGCGCTGGCCGCGTTCAAGGGCAAGTTCTGGGAGCTCAAGCATGCCTGGCATTACGACGCCCGGCCCTCCGCCGATCCGGTCAAGGACGCGACCGGCGACGAACTCAACCTGACCAACTGCTCCGACGACTTGCACGGCATCGCCGCCCGCGACGGCACGACCGCCGAGGCCCTGATCAAGCAGCGCCGGCGCACGCTCGACTTGTTCGCCAAGTACAACGTGCCGCCGCCGCCGTGGGCGAGCGGGGCGCAGGCGCCTGCACGGCCGCAGCCCGGCGAGCCTACACCTCTGACCCAGGAGCCGGCCAATGCCTGATCTCCTGCGGATCCAGGTCCCGCACTTCGCCCGGCTGCCGGACTACGCCGGCGTCTGGGCGATCGAGCCGACCGCCGGCTCGGCGATGCTCGAACGCTACCAGCGCACGGACCTCAAGCGGCACATCGACGAGACGCCGGCGCCGAAGCGGCAGAGCGATGCCGGGATCCTGACGGCCGGCAGCAACCAGAAGATCGGCGTGGTCATGCTCGCCGGCCCGCTCATGAAGTCGGTCGGCTCGCTCGACGAGGGCACGTCTACCGTCCAGGCCCGCCGCGATCTGCGCCGGCTGGCTGCCGATCCTGAAGTCGGCGCCATCTTGCTCGCGATCGACAGCCCGGGCGGCACGGTCGCCGGCACGGCGTCGCTCGCCGAGGACATCCGCAACGCCCGCAAGCAGAAGCCGGTCTGGGCGTTCGGCGACGACCTGATGGCCTCCGCCGCCTACTGGCTCGGCAGCCAGGCCGAGAAGGTTTTCGCCAATGACCGCACGGCAATGGTCGGCTCGATCGGCACGCTCGCGGTCGTTTACGACTATTCGCAGGCCGCGGAGAAGGAAGGCATCCGCACGATCGTGATCGGCACCGGCCCGCTCAAGGGCGCCGGCGCCTTGGGCGCCGAGGTCAACGAGGACCATGTCGCTTACTTCCGCGGCCTGGTCGAGGACGCTCAGGTGAGTTTCGACGCGGCCGTCAAAAAGGGCCGCGGCCTCTCCGACAAGCAGCTCGCGGACGCCAAGACCGGCGGCGTGTTCGGCGCGACCGAGGCACTCGATCGCGGCCTGATCGACGGGATCAAGAGTTTCGACGCTGTCGTATCCGAGCTGGCCGCCGAGGCCCGCCGGCGATCGCGGGAAAGCAAAGACCGGGCGCAAAGCTCGGCGCCACGGAGAACGCAAATGGAAGAGACCATCCTGACGACCGTCGAAACGGGCCTGTCGGCGGACGACGTGCAGAAGGCGATCGACGACGCACTGGCCAAGAGCCGCCAGGCCGCCGCCGCCGAGCTCGACCGCCAGGCGGCGATCGCCAAGCACTGCGGCGACAACAAGGAACTCGCCGCCAAGGCCGTCCGCGAAAACTGGAGCGCCGACAAGACCGAGCTCGAAAGCATGAAGGCCCGGCTCGCCAACGGCGTCCAGGCGTTCAATCCGGCCATCATCGTCAACGGGCACGAAAAGAATTGCACGCTCGACGCGCTCCAGGGCGCCATGATCCTCCGCTCCGGCGGCAAGCTCGACGACCCATGCTATCAAGGGCTCGCCGCCGTCGCCCTCAAGCTCCCGGCCACACTCCGCGCCGGGCTCAACGCCGAGACGCGGCAGCGGATGATGGAACACGCGCACCGCTTCGCGAACATGTCGCTCTTCGACATCTGCCGCGAAGCTCTGCGCTTGGACGGCAAGCCGCTGCCGGACAGCAAGAGCGACCTCATCCGCGCCTCCTTCTCCAGCGGCGCGCTCAACGACATCTTCACGACCAGCGTCAACGCCCGACTCTTGTCGAGCTACATGTCGTCGGGCGACACCACCACCGGCTGGACCTCCAGCGTGGACGTTGCCGATTTCAAAACCCAGGAACGGCCGCGGATCAACGTCGGCCCCGGCCTCACCGTCCACCCGCGCGGCAGCACAGCCGAGCACGCCGACTACGCCGACGTCGTCGAGAGCTACAAGATCCGCCGCTTCTCGCGGAAATTCGTCGTCGACGAGCAGGACATCATCGACGACTCGATGCAGGCGTTTTCGGACACGCCGAAGCGCTTCGGCGAGGCGGCCGCGTGGCTGCGCCCGGACCTGGTCTACTACATCCTGCTCGCCAACGCCGCGCTCGGCGCGACCAGTCTGCCGCTCTTTCACGCCGACCAGGACCAGGGCACCAACGGCGGCAACCTCGACGCCTCGAGCGCGCTTAGCTCAGCCACGCTGCAAGCCGGCATCTCGGCGATGAGCTTGTGGCGCGAGAACAGCCGCAACCTCAATATCCGCGCCACGCATTTGCTCGTGCCGCCGTCGCTGATCTGGACCGCCCGCGAGCTGCTCGAGTCAGCCGAGCTGCTCTTCGGCGGCGACGACGAGACGCGCCGCGGCAACAAGAACGTGCTGCAGGGCATGGTCAGTCCGGTGAGCGACGCCCGGCTGGAAAACGGCGTTACCGATCCGGTGAGCGGCACCGCCGGCTCCGGCTCGGCGACGAGCTGGTACCTGGCCAGCGCCAACGCGCACACGATCGAAGTCGCCTACCGCTCCGGCACCGGCCGCGCGCCGCAGGTGCGGACGTTCGTCCTGACCGAGGGCGAGTGGGGCATGGGCTGGGACATCAATTTGGACATCGGGGCCAAGGCCCTCGACTGGAAGGGCCTCTACAAGGCCACCGCGTAAACGCCGCCGGCGGCTTCGCGGCCGCGCCGGTTTCGATCGACGATCGACGGAGACTTTGGCCATGAAATACATCCGCTTCTGCCGCACGGTGCTCGTCCCGGACGCCCGCGTCCGCATCGAGTCGGCCGGCAAACGCGGCGCGATCTGGGGCCCGCGGACGTTCGCCGCAGAATCGATCGTGCCGATCGAGGAAATCCATCCCGGCTGCCTCGACTCGCTCTTACGCGTCGGCCACGCCGTCGGGCTCACCGACGCCGAGGCCGCCGCCTACGAGGCGGAGCGGAAGGCGACGCGGAAGGACCAAGCACCTGCACCTCCGGCCAAGCCGGAGGAGAAGTAACGGCCGGGGGCCGGCCTTCGCGCCGGCCACCGATCACCAGGCCCGAACCGGGAGTAGCTACCCGGCAGACGGCAACACACGTCACAAGCCTCGTGTTGGGGGCTGGTGCGAGAGCACGGCCCCCGGCTTTTTTCACGAGGTAGACGACCATGTCCGACGCACTCATGCTCCGCGACCGCCACGACCAGCGGCTGGTCGCCGCCGCGGCCGTCGCCGCCGGCGAGATCTATCAGCTCAACGACGGCCGGGCCGCGGTGTACGTCGGCCAGAACGCGGCCGCCGCCAACGATCCGACGGCGTGGACCACCGAGGGCCAGTTCACGGTCACCAAGGCCGCGTCGCAGGTCTGGCTCGACGGCGCGCCGATCTGGTGGGACCACTCGGCCAACGCCGCCACGTGCGTGCCGCCGCTCGTCGCCGGCGACCGCGACTTCTTCTTGGGCTGCGCCGTCGGCGACGTCGTCGCGGCGACAACCACCGGCGTCGTCAATCTCAACGTCGAGCCGCACTACGAGATCGACATGCACGTCGACGGCGGCGACACGGCCGTCGTCCTCACCGCCGGCACGCCCTACGCCTACAACCGCGGCGGCAGCCTCGAATTCGGCTTCAGCGCCACGGCCGAGGCCCAGAAGCTCGACTGGCTCAGCAAGCGATCGTTCGTCCTCGGCGCCAACTGGATCGCCGAATTCGTCGTCGAAGTGGTCACCAACGCGGACGCCGACGTCGCCGACCTCAACGTCGGCGTCGCCAACGCGACGCACGCATCCGACGCGGACTCGATCACCGAAAGCGCCTTCTTCCACTTCGACATGGGCGCCGACCTCAACATCGACGCCGAGTCGGACGACGGCACGACCGAAGTGGCGGCGACCGACACGACCGACGACTGGGCGGTCGGCACGCCGGTTCACCTGGTGATCGACGGCCGCGATCCGACCGACCTGCACTTTTACGTGAACGGCGTGGAGCGCCTCGCGGCGACGGCGTTCAACATCAGCGCGGCCACCGGCCCGCTCAAACTGCTGCTCCACCTGGAGAAGTCGTCGAACGACTCGCCGGGCGTGGTGCAGATCGACATGGCCCGCGTCCGCATGGCGCAGCAGGATTGAGTGACGTGACGGGCCGGGGAACAGACGCCTGCTCCTTCGATGGATGAAACGACTCGGGACTCGCCATGGCGGAAGCCACCTATCTCCGGGACGACGATCGCTTCGAGCTGGCCGCCGAGGCCTCGCTGTCGGCCGGCCAGGTCGTCCAGGTGCCGTCCGGCGAGGCGGCGTTCCTCGACCAGAAGACGGCCGTCTCGACCGGCGCGCGCACCGACCAGCTCCGCACCCGCGGCAAGGCGACGCTCGCCGCCGCGACCGGCGTCGTCCTGCTCGCCGGCCAGGAAGCGTACTGGGACCATTCGGCCAACAACGTTACCTTCGAGAAGGTCAACGACCGCGACTTCTTCGTCGGCATCGTCATTGCCGACAAGCCCAGCGCGCAGACCTGGGTCTACGTCGATCTCAACAAACGGCAGCACTACGCGATCGACCTGGCCCGCGACTGGTTCGACACGGCCACGGTCGGCACGCACGCCGCCGGGGCGAGCGGCTTCTCCGATCCCAAGCCGCGCGGCGGCGGCTACAAGCTCTTGCTGTCGAGCACCAACGAAGCCCAGAAGCTCGACCTGTTCAGCCGCGACCGCTTCGCCGTCGCGGCCAACTGGATCGCCGAATTCGTCTTCACGCCGGTATCGGTCGGCGCGGGCACAGCGCCCGACTTCGACATCGGCGTGGCGGTCGCGACCGACTCGGACAACTTCGACGACATCGCCGAGTTCGTGTCCGTCCACCTCGACGGCAACGCGAGCGATTTATTCGCGCAGTCGGACGACGGCACGACCGACGTTGCCCTGGTGGACACCACGGTCAACGTGACGGCCGGCAGCGCGGTCGCCAACCGGGTGCACGTGCTCATCGACGGGCGCAACCCGGCGGACGTGCAGATCTACGTCAACGGCGCCCTGGTCCTCGACGCGACCACGTTCACGCTGGCCGCGGCGACCGGACCTCTGGGCTTGATCGCGCACCTGGAAAAGTCCGCTGCCGCCGACACGTTCGAGGTGGACGTCGAGACGGCGCGGTGCTGGCTTGCGGAGCAGTGATCGATGGGCATGCTCTCGGATGGCGCGAGCTGGCTGGCGGATGCGCTCATGGAGACCGCGTCCGAGCCGGTCACCTACACGCGCGGCGCCGCTGCGATCACGGTGGATGCGGTGATTGGCGGCCGCCGAAGACGCGAGGAACAGCAGCCGCAAGGGCGGGTGGTGCTCGTCGGCGAACCGATGGAGTTCCAGTTCGACCCGGCGGCCCTGGTCGTCCCTGCCGGCGGATCCGCGATCACGCCGGGCCGCGGCGACCGGATCACCTGGGGCGGCCGCGTGTACGAGGTGAAGCCGCACGAGGGCGAGGATGTGCAGGGGCCGAGCGACCCGTTCGGCAACCTGATCACGGTGCAGACCGTGCGCGTGTCCTAGAGGTGAACCGTGGCCGATCGGCTCCTCGAAGTGGCGGACGTGGCCGTGGCGGCGATCGACGCCGCCTGGACCGGCAAGGGCGCCAACGACGCGGTGAGCCGGGCCTACGGCGTCGAAGAGACCCTGGACACGATCGTCGGCCGCCAGGTCTACGTGTTCCCGATCGGCGACGCGGAGGTCGAACGGCTCGATCGGGCCACCGTAGTGCGCGAGTACCAGCTCGCCATTATCGCGGTCGAGAAGTCGGCGGCGGCCGGCCTGCCGAGCAAAGAGTGGATGGACGAGCGGCTGCTCTTCTGCCGGCAGAAGGTGTACGACGTGCTCAACGTGGACCGGGTCACCGAGTACCTGGGCACGCCGGCCACGCTGTACACGCAGTCGATCGACCGCGACGTCGCTTACGACTTCGACGCCTTCCGCGATCACTCGGTGTTCTGGTGCGAGATCAACGTGCGGCTGCGCGAGGCGGTCGCCGGATAAGGGGAAATTGCGATGGCCGATACGACCGTACCACCGCCGGCGCCCAAGAGCTGGTCGCTCGCCGACATGCTCGAAGCCGTCAAGGCCAAAGCGCCCAAGATGGTCCAGGAGACCATCCAGGAGCTGCGCGCCCGCGCCCGCAATCGCGAGAAGCCCAAGCTCCCGGACGTCGACTCGCTCAAGAGCGCGCTTGGCCGCATCGTCGAGGCGATCGAGGGCAAGCCGCTGGGCAAGCAGCAGGTCGTCGTCGGCCAGTTCGCCGATGGCCGCAAGCGCTACGGCTACAAGCAGTACTACGCCAACGTCGCCGTCCGCGACGCGATCGCCGTCGGCATGTTCCTCGAATCGAAACGGGCGCACGACGAGCGCACGCGCGCGCTTTACGACGGCGCGCTCAAGGCCAAGTGGGGCGGCGACGCCGCGCCGTGGTACGTGCAGCAGCTCGTCGACGAATTGTTCCACATGCTCCAGGTGGCGCAGATGGCGGGGGCATAGAGTTTCAAGTTCCAAGTTCCAAGTTGAAGACCGAAACTTTGCAGGTGACCCATGGGACTCGGCATCGACTGCACACTCAACCGCAACACCGGCTCGTTCGCCTCGCCGACGTGGGACCTGGTGGACACGGTTTCCGACGTCGCGATCAACGGCCAATGGAACCGCGCGGAGGGGAGCACGCGGCAAAGCCCGGTCGTGATGGGCGCCAACAGCCAGCTCCCGCTGTCGATCTCGGGGCGCATCCGCGCCGATCTGACCAACCTCGACTGGGAGGCGCTCTGGGACGCGTGGAAGGTGCAGAACACGCTGATCGATATTATGGTTTTGACCGGCCCCAGCACCACGAACAACTCGGTCGGCGTCCGCTTCGAAGCCAACGTCGTCAACTTCGGCCAGCCGCAGGGCCTGGGCGACTACGTTTTCAACGATCTGAGTTTCGAGCCCACGGTTTCCTCGAACCTGCCCGACTCGGTCGAGGTCGCGACCGGCGCGCCGGTGTTCACCGACTTTTGATGCCGCTTGCGGCGTAGCGAACATATGCCCGGCGTCGAGCAATTCAAAGCGACCTTCTTCGACTCGCCCAAGGTCCTGCGGGCGGTCGATCGAGCCATGCGCCGGCAGCTCAGCAAGTTCGGCGCGTTCGTGCGCCGGCGGCAAAAGAGCTCGATCCGCAAGCGCAAACGGGTCAGCGCCCCGGGCAGCCCGCCCAGCTCGCACTCCGGCTTGCTCAGGCAATTCATCTTCTTCGGCTACGAGCACGAGAAGAAAGCGGTGGTGAGCGGGCCGGCATTGCTCAACGGTCGGCGTAGCGGCGGCGTCGTCCCGGCCAGCGGCACGATCCCCGAGCTACTCGAGTACGGCGGCGCCGCCCGCATCATCCGGCCGCGCCGCCCGGCCCGAAGCGTCTACTACCGGCCGCGGCCGTCCGCCCGTCCCGCCCGCGACGCCGAGCTGCCCAAGTTCCTCGCCTCCCTCAAGGACTCCGTGAGGTGACCATGGCAAGTTTCACCGACGCCGAGGGCCGCACCTGGTCGCTCGACCTCGACCTGACTACGGCCGACGAGGTCAAGCGCGAAAAGGGCATCGACCTCATCGACCCGGAGGCCATGAGCGCGACCTTCGTCAAGCTCGCCTCCGGCTCGACTCGGCTGCTGGTCGAGGTCCTGTGGATGCTCGTCCACCCGCAGGCCGACAAGGCCGGGGTCAGCCCCGAGGAGTTTGGCCGGGCGCTGAAGGCCCAGGCCATTCGCGACGCCTACGCAGCGCTCAAGGATGCGATCGCGGATTTTTTCCTGAACCCCGACGCCGGGGCGGCCATGCGTCGGACTTGGCAGGCCGCGGAGAAAGTGGCGGCAGCGCGGCTGGAGGAATTCACGGAGGCGAAGATCGAGAGCCTCTTACTGGCGAAGCTGTCCGAAAGCACTGCTGGGAAGCCGCCGGAGTCACCGGCCTCAACCCATTCGCCCGCGGCATGACCTGGCGGCGGCTCGACTGGGCCCAGCTCGCCAGACGCCGCGACGAGTGGGAACGCTTCGCCAACCTGATGAGCTTCGTGGCGTGGAGCGGTTTTTCGGGCAAGTGGATCGATCCGAACACGATTAACCCGCTCTACGAAGCGCCGCCGGAGTCGGCCGAGGCCAGGAAGGTCCGCACCACGATGGGCTTCGACACGCTCGAAGCGGGCTTGCGCTTGATGGTCGATCGGCAAATGGGGCTCTGATATGGCAGTCGGCGGCGGCAGCGGCGGCGCGGCGGGCAGCATCCGCGCTGGGCGTGCGCACGTCGAGATGACCGCCAAGGACGCCGGACTGACCAAATCCTTGGACGGCATCCAACGGCGCATGAAGTCGGTCGCTTCAACCATCGCCAAGCTCGGCGCCGGCTTCCTGGCTCTCGGCGGAACGGTCCTTGGATCTCTGACCGCCGCCTTCAAGGGCGCGATCAACCACTTCGACATGTTCCAGAAGGCTTCGCGGCGATTGGGGGCGTCGACGGAAACTTTGTCCGCCCTCGGCTATGCCGCGCAGATTTCCGGCAGCAACTTCGAGGAGATGGAAAAGTCGATAAAGAAGATGCAGCAAGGCTTGGCCGATGCCGAGGAGGGCACTGGCGCCGCCGCGGAGGCGTTCGCCGCGCTCGGCCTGGACGCCAAAAAGCTGATCGACCTGCCGCTCGAAGAGCAGATGGGCGCCATCTCGGACGCGCTGGCCGCGATCGAGAACACGACGAAAAAAGCCGCCATGGCGATGGAGATTTTCGGCGCGCGCGGCGGCACGCGTCTTTCGACCATGCTCGCCGGCGGGAGCGAAGGCATTCGCAAATTGATGCAGGAGGCCGAGCGCGTCGGCTCCGTCGTCGGCGGCGAGGAGGCTCTCCGCGCCGAGCGGGCCGGCGACGCCATCACTCGCGCCTGGCTCGCCGTCAAGAACACTTTCTTTCAGGTCGGCGCCGCCATCCTGCCGCAAATCGAGACGATCGAAAAGCTCAGCTTCGCGATCGTCGACGGCGTCAAGGTCGTGCGCGATTGGATCAAGGACAACCAGAAGCTCGTGCTGGTCGTCGCCGCCGTGGCCGCCGGCGTCATGGCCGCCGGGGCGGCCCTGGTCGGGATCGGCGTGAGTGTGGCGGCCGCGGCCGTCGCTCTGGGCGGCCTCGTGACCGCGGCGTCGGCGGTCGGCTCCGTGCTTGCCGCTGTCTTTTCTGGACCGGGGGCGATCGTCATTGGGGTGGTGGCCGCGGTGGCCGCACTGTGGGGCGTAATCCTCCGCCTCCAATACGAGTTCCTCACAACCACGAAGACAGGCAAGGCGCTCGGCGACACCTTCAAATCGATGTTCGCCGGCCTCGGCGACACGCTCGGATTGCTGAAGGACGCGCTCGTCGCCGGCGAATTCAGCCTGGCGTGGGAACTGGCTGTAGCCCAGCTCAGAGTGATCTGGGAAGAGTTCCTGGTCGGGGCACAGCAGGTTTGGCAGGAGTTCGTCGACGAGTTTGTGCCGGACGAGATCGTCGGCGTCTGGGAGGTGATCCGCCACGAAGTCGAAAAACACTGGGAGATCCTCAAGACCGGTTGGAAGTTGTTCGCCGAGTTCGTGACCAAGGTCTGGCATGCGGCCGTCGATTGGATCGGCCGCCAGTGGGACAAACTGGTGCAAAAAATCAAAGAGGTGATCGAGTGGGCCAAGCGGAACAAAGACGCCTTGATCGCGGCGGCGCCAGGCGCGGCATTGGCCGCCGGCGCGATTGGCCTGGGGATGGAGGAGGGCAAGGACATCGCCGGCAAAGTGGGTGACGAGCTCGAGGACATAGCCGAAGGCCTGAGGGCGATCGGCGCCGCGTCCAAACAGGCGTCGCGTGAAACGCCGATCGACACAAAAAAACTCGACGCAGCGAAGGCCCGGCTCGAAGAGCTGAAAAACCGCGTGCGCGGGCTGAAGAAAGAACAAAAAGAGGGCACCAACTGGGCGCTCGATCAGGGGATCATGTTGGGCCTGATCGCCATGCGCGCGACAAAGGCGGCCATGGCCGACCGTCCCGGCGCGGCCGGCCAGCTCCCCGCCGCGGCCAGCGGCTCATTCTCCACCTTCCACGCCCAGCAGGCGCTCGGCTACGGCGGCATACCCGACAAGATCGAGAAAAACACCCGCCGCACCGCGGATGGCATCGACGAGCTCAAGGACAAGATGCAGCAACTGGAGTTCGAGTAATGCCCGGACAGATCTTCGAGCTGCAGAACTCGCGCGAGTTCTCCTCCGGCCCGGACGGAATGGAGTTCACTTTCCGCTACCTGGTCACCGGCACGAACGACGACGCCGAGATTTACAACCTGGCCGCCGCCGCCGCCCCGGCAACCTATCGCACCGTGCCGCGCGGCCAGAGTAAGGTGTCGAACGCCGGCCACCAGACCTGGCGCGTCGAGGTGCCGTACAACTACAAGGTCAAGGAGCAGGCCGCCGGCGAGATCGGCACGCCGCCGCCGGGCAGCGAGGACAAGCTGCCGCAGGGCGCGCCGGCCTCGACGCCGCTCGGCCGCGAATACTCGTTCTCCACCGGCGGCGGCACTGTGCGCGTGTATCACGCCGTGGCGCACATCTCCGACCACATGCGCCTGCAGGACGCCGGCGGCAACACCGTCAACCACAAAGGCGCGATCAACGTCACCAAGGACGGCACCGAGGGCGTGGACATCATCGCGCCCAACTGCGAGTTCACCGTCTCGAAGCGCTTGCAGGTTCTCTCCTGGGGCTATTTCAAAACGTTGCTCGGCATGACCGCGAAGACGAACAAGCGGGCCATCGGCCCGTTCAAGGAAGAGGAAGTGCTCTTGCTCGGCGCGGACGGCCAGTACAAGGAGGGCGATCAGGCGCCCTGGCACCTGTCGTGCCGCTTCGGGTTCATTGAGACGAACGCCAAGCAGATCAATATCGGCGACATCCAGATCCAGCCGGGCGCCAAGAAGGGCTGGCACTATCTCTGGGTCGAGTTCGTGGACGCCTGGAACGTGGCGCTCGAGGCCGTGCAGCGCGTGCCCTACGCCGCGCACATCGAGCGCGTGTACGACATGGACGACATGGAGCAGTTGGGCATGCTGACATGAGCGACATCCGCATCCTGGTTAACCCGCCCGATCGGCCGCCCTACGTCGTCGCGCTGCCGGCCGGGCCGGAAGCGGACGATCGCGACCTGGCCGAGTTGCTCGGCCTGGCCGGCGGCGAGAGCGTCGTACTGCTGCCGCGCCTGCCCGCAGCGCCGTCGCGGACAGTCACGATCGGCGACTTGGAGGAGACCGCATGAGCCGCCTTCAGCGCGTGAAGCCCGGCGACCCCTTGCGCATCCACGCCGACACGATGAACGGCCTCTTGGACCTGCTCCAGCCGAATCTCGGCGCCGGCGCTGCTGCGCCCACGTTCGGCTACCCGATCGACATCCGGGTACGGAACACTCTCACGCACTCGCTCGGCCGCTTCTCTGCGGCGCGCATCATCGGGCCGGCGTTCACCCTGGGCGACAGCACTGGTAGCATTGGCCCGCACGGCACCCAAGTCCATTTCGGCAAACTGGTGAGCCATCCCTTCACTTTCGACGTCGGCCTCCCGGAGAACGCGACCGATCCGGTTTGCGTCCTGCAGCGCACGATCGAACCGGACGGCGTGGGCCCCGCGCGCGTGCTCGGCGTGACGCCCTGCTACCTCGACGCCGCCGACACCAATAGCCCGATGGAAAGCGACGGGGACACGCCGACGGCACACGCGTACGTGCAGCCGCGCACCGACGGCTTTTTGTTCGGCAACGCGAGTCCGTTCAAGATCACTGCGGCTGGGCCGGGGCGAATTCTGTGGAAGCGGCCGAACTGGGCCGGCGGCGCGCTCGCGTTCATCGTCCTCACCCAGCATCAGCCGGCGCTGCGGCGGATCAACACCTCGACTGGCTCGGCGACGCTCGACACCACGAGCGGCCAGTACACCTTTTACGATTTGCAGGACCAGGACCCGGGCACCTACCTGGTGCTCGGCAAAGTGACTTACACGCTGCAGGACACGGTCCCGGTGGAGTGCCTGACGACGATGGTCGTGCCGCTGATCGGCAGCGGCGAGCTGGCGAAAGACCGCGTCGAATCGCCGTCGATGGGGGCGATCGTGACACACAGCCTCGCTGCCTACGTGCAGACAACGACGATCGACGCCGACATCACCATCCGCGCGCAGGCGGCGCAAAACCCGGTGCCGGTGCCGCCGGTCATCACCGGGGACGTCAGTTGGTCCGTTGCCGTGTTTTTGCTGTCGCGCTGGGAGTGATTTCCGTCAAATAGAGGGGACGCTGAACTCGCATCCAGCGTCCCCCCGGCACACCCGGTTCAGGTCTGGCCAACGCCCAGTTTACCGCCCCCAGTTGGTCCCGGGAATGCCAACTCGCAAGCCCGATCCCGCATCGATCAAGGATGAGCCCGCGCCAATGCCGCCCACGGGCATTGCCTGCCCGAAGTGCGGCGGCATCGCCCTGCCGAGCTGGTCCACGCGCCGGCGGAAACGCGGCCTGGTCCGGGTGCGGCGGTGCAAGTCGTGCAACCACAAGGTCCGCACCGTCGAGTCGATCGAGAGCGCCAACGGCTGAGCGGCAAGTTCGTCCAGGCCCTGGACGAACCTGCACCAATCCGCGCGCCCGAGCGCTCGCCATCGCGCAGCGCGCGGGTGTAATGCCAGTGGTGAGGCTCGCGTGCCCGCACGATGTGCGGGCGATGACTCGCTGCCGGCGGTCGCCCATGGGCCGCCGGCCGTCTCCCGATGATGCGGCGCCGCCGTGTGGAAACCCTACCCCGAGGACCTGCTCTACGAGATCCGCGCCCTGACCGGCCGTCGGGCCGCGCTCGTGGATGCGCTCGCCTGGGCGCTGATCTACGCGGGGCTGGTCGCTGCCGGACTCTTCGCCGGGTAAGGAGGCTGTCGTGATTCGCGCGTACGTGTTCCTGGCCGCCCTCGTCCTCGCCGTCGAACTCGGCGCTGCCCCAGCGCCCAAGAAGGCGGCGGACGTGCTCGCCGGCGAGCTCGACCTGACCGGCCCAAGACTCGAACCCGGCGACGCTTTGGTCTGGAACCTCGATCCCGACCGCCAGCCGGCGGAAAACGTGCTGCACTGGTTCCGCCCCGATGCGCCCGGCCAGCTCCGCGGCGTAACGCCGCTGGCGCCCGCGCTCGACATCTTCGCCCAGCTCCGCCGTATCACGAGGTCCTCGGGGTAGGGTTTCCACACGGCGGCGCCGCATCATCGGGAGACGGCCGGCGGCCCATGGGCGACCGCCGGCAGCGCCGCTCGATCGACGCCGAACGCGGCCCAGAACGCCTTCTCGCCGGCGTTGATGTCGCTCCTCATGTAATGGCTGCCCCAGAACTGCGCCATCCTCGCTGCGATCAGCTCGGCGAGCAGCCCGAAGAGTTCGCCGCCGCCGTCGCTCAGGGACGCGAGATCGCGGGCCCGACTGCCGGCTAAGCCGAAGCAAATCCCTAGTCGAGTTTTCTGACCTCGCTCATCGGCACGACCTCCTTTCGGCCGCCCTGGAACGCCAGGCGCACCCGCTCGGGCTCGGAATCGCGAGCGGGCAGCACCGCCTTGACCCGACCGACCAGGCCGGCGCAGTCGGTCGAGCCGGGCAGGACCTCGACGTAGTCGCCGAGGGTGGGCTTGTTCGTGGTGGTTTGCATCGCATCGCCCTTCACGAATAGAGTTCCTCGAGGATTGTCCGTTTCGAGGGTGGCAGCCGACGCAGCGAGAGTTTCGTTCCCGAACCGCGTACAGACATCAGGGGCCAAATGTCAGCGTGTTTGGTCCGCGCGTGGATCGCTACCCGGATGTCTGCATGCCGCTCGGCAATCGCGAGGGGTTCGGTCATTTCAGCTCTCATGTGCTCGGCAGCGCTCGAGCGCCGCTCGATGCCGATTCACCATGCGGCCGAAGTCGGCGCGGGCTTGCTGCTCTGGCGCGAGGCGGTGCCAGTCGCGGATGGCGCGGCGGCGGGCCTCGCGTTCGAGCGGCGCGTCGATGTCGAGGTCGGCGATGGTTTCGATGGACGCCGCGGCCTGGGCGGCGATGTCCGCGGGCGTCGGGCCGAGCTCGGGGTTCGGGTCCGGCTCGGCGCGGCCGAGAATCTTGCACAGGCAATAGAGCAGGAACGCCGTGGCCGCGACGCCGGCGGCCGCGGACAGGACCTGGGCCTGGATCAGCGATTGCATGGGGGATCCTCCGTGACACGGATTTCGATTGCGGTTGGGGGTTCGGCCGGGATCGCCTCGATCGCCGGCATGATCCAGTCGAGGCCGGACTGGTGGCAGAACTCGTAGATGGCGAGCTTCATCTCGTCGGGGACCAGCGCCCAGGCGAGAGCCAGCGCGGGCGCTGCCACGATCAGGCGGGCATTGCCGGCAGCCTCGACCGGCGGGCCGCCGAAGACGTCGAGGTCGCAGACGTTGAAGCCGCGCACGCCCTCGTAGCGGACGTAGCGGCCGGACAGGCTCAGGCACCAGGGCCCGGGCGTGTTATCGAAGCGGAGCGCAGGCGCTTGTTCCGCTGGGGGATTGATGGGGACGCCGAAGGGGTCTAGGATTACCATTGTCCCTGCCTCCGTTTGCCAAAGGGATCACGGCCCGGGCTGTACCACCAGCCGCGGGCCAATTTCATTTCGGCAGGATTTGCACCTGCACCCTCCCGGCTACATGCCGGGCGCTCGCACGCTGAGCTGCGGCGTCAGACGGCAGTTACTTCGCGCTTGACGTGGCGTTGCGCTGCCAACCTCTCACGGCTAAGTGCCGGGCTTCGCACCCGGCCGGCGGTTCGTTTTGAGGCTTGCCCCCGCTGAGGACTGCCCTGGCAAGTCACCGGCGTTGCCGCCGGGAGAGGCCTCCCCAAGTTCGCTCAGCCATGAACTGGTGCCCTGGGGTCCCACGCTCAACCTCCGTGATCTCTCGGGGCCTCCATCCCCGCCACTAGCTCCACCCGCCCGACGAACGGGGAACTTGGTGGTTCGCGGCCGCCCCGGCGTGCCCAAGGGGGCGGAACCCCGAGGTGCTCCCGTGCCGGAGCGGCGCCAGCACGCCGGCGAGCACGAGCAGCACGGCGACGGCGAGCAGGGCGACGAAGAAGCATTTGGCTGCGTTGGCTCTCATGGCTTGGTCCTTTGGCTTGGGCAGTGGGCGATCGAGTCGATCACGCGGCGGTCGCTCGCCGGCGGCCGCGGCGGGGCTTGATTCGTTCGTTGGCCTGTTGCTCGCGGTAGGCCTTGGCGGCCGGGGCGCCGCCGCGCTTCATGGCGGCGACTTCGTCGCCGTCGAAGTAGTAGCGCTGCCCTTGGCTCCTCCGGCCGCTCGTCGTGTGCGCCATGAGGATGCCCGTGTGCACATACGCACGGATCATTGACGGCGAAACGCCGAGCTCTTCCGCGGCTTCTCGGGTCGTCATCCTCTTCATTGGTTCCCACCATTGGGGATGGTTTCGGTCAGTTACCCGACAAGGTAACGGATACGGTTTCGGTGTCAAGCAGAATTTCCCAAATTCTGTAGGATAGCACCGATGGCGCACCTGTTTCGGCCGATCACGGTGAAGGCGATTCCGGCGGCAGCGCAGAAGTGCAGCTATCGCGGCAAGCGCGGCGTGCGCTGGCGCAACCGCGGCGGCGAGTGGATCTACGCCGAGCTGACGAAGGACGGCCGCAAGGTGCGGGTCAAGAGTCCGTTCTGGTGGGTCGAGTGGACGGACGCCGGCGGGCTGCGGCAGCGCGAGCGGGTGAGCCCGAACCGCTCGGCCGCCGTGCACCGCATGGGCGAGATCGTCCGCGACGTGGAGCGCGAGCGCGGTGGCCTGGCCCCGCTCTCCCGCGCAACCACGGCCGAGACGATCCAGTCGCTCGCCGAGGAGTACCGCGATCACCTGCGGGCCCAGGGGCGCACGCCGAAGCACTACCTGCAGACCTCCGACCAGGTGGCGGCCGTCGCCAAGGAGTGTAGCTGGATCCGCGGTCACGGTGGCGGCGTGGAATCGTTGGGTGACCGCGCAGACCCAGCCCGCCGGCGAGCGGCCGGGCATGGCGGCCGAGACGGTCAATCACTATCTCCGGGCACTGCGCGGTTTCTTCCGCTGGCTGGTCCGCTGCCGGCGTCTCGGCGCCGATCCGCTCGGCGCGGCGAACCTGCTCAACCCCAACGCCGATCGGCGGGTGAAGCGGCGGGTGCTGACGCCGCAGGAGTTTCACACTTTCATCGACACGACCCGATCCTCGGCGAAGTGCTGGTCGTTCCTCGACGGCCCGGCTCGAGCCGCACTCTATCTGGCCGCCGCCCGGACGGGACTGCGGGCCGGCACGCTCGCCAAGCTCCGCCCCGAGGACCTGCGCCTCGACGACGACCTGCCGCACATCCCGACCGAGGCGCACCAGCAAAAAAACCGCCGCGCGCACAAAGCGCCGATCACCGCCGACCTGCTCGCCGAGCTGCGGACCTGGCTCATGTGCCGCCGGCCCGGGGAATTGCTCTGGCCGGGCAAGTGGCACACGCAGAACCGCGCCGCGTCGATCGTCCGCCGCGACCTGGCCGCGGCCGGGCTGCCGGTCAGGACCGCCGACGGCGTGTATGACTTTCACGCGCTACGCGGCCAGTGCGGAACGGATCTGGCGCGGGCTGGCGTGCCGCTGACGGTGACACAGCAGTACCTCGGGCACTCGACGCCGGCGCTTACGGCGAAGTACTACGTCCACCTCGGGCTGTCGGATCTGGCGGGCGCTGCGGAACAGTTAGGGCGACGGTTAGGGCATAACCGGCGGCCTCGTCGATTACGGCTGGTGGCCGGCGCACGCTGGTGCCGCCGGTGGCCGGCCGGCTGGCCTGGGCCGGTAGCTCTCGACGTCGCTGATCCGCAGGAGGTAGACTCGGCCGACGGGGAGCGCTGGCAGCTCGCCGGCCCGGATCCACTTCTGCACCTGGTTTTCGCTGCGGCCGAGCTTCAGCGCGGCCTCCTCGACCGTGCAGAGCCCAAAGCCGGCCAGGGTGAGCGCACGCATCGTCTGACTCCCGTATCACTATATTATACTCTCCAGGGGATTATTTTGGATTTTCGCGGATTCCCCGGAACAAATCGTCCTGTCGAGCGTATATATATATAGTAGAGAGGACGACTGATCCTCGACCCGACCCGCGACGGGTGCTCTTCGCGGGGGATGTCAGCGGCCTATCCGCTGCGAGGGCAAGCACATGTCCGCGACCGAAACCACCAGCAGCAGAATCCCCAGTGACGAGCAGGCCCTCCGGGCCGCGATTGCGGCCGCGCCGCACGACGACGCGCCGAAGCTGATCCTGGCCGACTGGCTCGACGAGCACGGCGCCGAGGTGGTGGTGCCACAGGTCAAGCTCCAGCGCGGCTACGATCGCTGCGATCAATGCCGGCGGGTGCCGTGCGAATTGTGCGGCGCGCTCATGCCGCCGTTGCGCGGGCCCAAGGTGTGCTCTGCCTGCCGGCCAGCGCGACGCGCCGAGCAGGCGCACGCGAGCTACCTGCGCAACGCCGAGGCCGTCAAACGGCGCAGCGCCGAGCGGGCCAAGCGCGAACGGGCTGCCGGCAACCCGGTATACGCCGCGCAAGACAAGCGCAAGTGGGCCAGGATAAAGGCCGATCCGGCCAAGCTCGCGCAGGCGCGGCAGAAGGCACGCGACTGGTGGGCTGCCAACCGCGAGCGCATCCTCGCCGAGCGGGCTGCCAAGCGCGAACCGTGGCCGGAGCGCGAGTGCCCGGAGTGCGGGCGCTCGTACTCTCCCAAGCGGCCGCAGTCGGTCTATTGCTCAATGGGCTGCCGGCGGGCCGCAGCCCTTCGGCCGCGGCCAGTACTGCCGGCCAAACCGTGCGTGCATTGCGGCGCGGAGTTTGTGCCGTCGCATCCGCGCCGGCTGACCTGCTCGGCGGCGTGCCGCAGCGAGCGGCACCGGCAGCAGATCGAGCAGCGGGCGCGCGAGCAATACCTCGCTGGCCTGAGCGAGGCGGCCCGTCGGATCGCCGAGCGTGAATCGACGGCGACTGATCGGCGGGTGCCGTGCCGCTATTGCGGCACGCCGTTCCTGCCCGGCCGCCGCAAGCGAAAGCGATTTTGCGGTCGGCCGTGCAAGGAGGCATTCCGCGCCGAATCGACCGCAACTAGGCCGTGTGTCGTCTGCGGCAGAGAGTTCGCTGGCCGCAAGCGGACGGACAAGACCTGTTCGGCGAACTGCGCGGCCGAGCATAAGCGGCGACTGGAGCGCGAGCGGCTAGCGCGGAGCGAGTCGGCCCGGGCGGCGAAAACGGAGCGCGAGCGCGCCCGCGTCGATCGCGACTCGTACACCTGCCGAGTCTGCGGCAAATCGCTGGCTGACAGTCCGGACCTCCGGACCAATCGTTACACCTGTTCGCCGGAGTGCCGCCGGGAGGCGCTCCGGCAAAAGAGCCGACGAAGCTACCTCAATCGAAAGGGACGACAACCATCAGCGGAGAATTGCGGCCACTGCCGGCCAATCTAACGAGCGTATCGACGGCCGACCTGCGCGCGGCCCTGGCCCGCGGCCTGACGCGGACGGCTGGCGAGCTGGCCCAGCTCGGCATGATCTGGGCAGAGCTGGAGCGGCGCGGCGAGGACCTGTCGGAGCTGCGCCGCGAGGTGGGGACGTCGATCCCGCTGATCGCCGCCGGCGTCCTCGCGGCCGAGGTGGTCGTGGCCTTCGCCGGCCGGCCGTCTCTTTGGCGGGCGCTCGTCGGCTTGCCGCTGGAACGGCAGCGGGCAATCGCCGGCGGCGAGCCGCTGCCGCTGGTCGTGGACGCCGGCGAGGGCGAGTTCGCCGTACGCCCCTTACCGGCAGGAGCGCTCAGCACCAAGCAGGTGCGGCAGCTCTTCGGCGTCGGCGAGGTGCGCGGTCAGGACGAGCAAATCGCGTATCTCGCGGACCTGACGACGCCTAGTCGGCCGCCGCGGGCCAAGCCGGCGCCTCCCGAGCGGCACTACCGTGTCCGCGCCGACCCCGAGCGAGGCGGCCTGTGGATCGGCAACGCGTTCGCCGCGCACGCCGAGATCGTCGCGGCGCTCGCCGACTTGGCAGGCCCTTTGAGCGTGCTCAATCTGGACCAGGAACACGAGTCGGCGACGGTGCGTCTGTCCGCGGCCGAAAAGAAAAAGCTCAAGGCCGCCGAGAAGCGGCGCGGCTTACCCGAGTGGCACCTGATCCGCGAAGCGCTCCGCGCCTGCGGACTCATTTAGGAGAATGGTCATGACTGATCGAGAACGACAGTTTGCAGCGCTGGGCCTGGAGTACGCCGAAGGCATCGACCTGGCCAGCGTGGTCACGCTCCCAAGCGGTCGCGAGGTCCGCAAGACGGACGGCGGCAAATGGGAGGCCCAGCCGTGGAACGACAATCACTGGCGTGAGTTTGACGACTTGCTCGCCGCCTGTGAATTCGCCACGCCGCCAAAAACTCAGGATGCGCCAGCGCCGTCACGCTGCGCAGAATTCCGGCTCACCCGGACCGGCAAGCCAGCGCTCGTGTTCGCCGGCGAACTGATCGCTGGTGCGACCAGCTTCATTCCGGTCAACGGCGGCGCGCTGCAAAACCGCTGGCACGAGCTGGCGGTCTATCGCACCGCCGGCGGCAAGTGGGTCGCAGCCGTCGGCTTCCGATCGTGCTGGCAAGGCGAGCACGATCACGATGCCGCGGAGATTTTCGCCAGGCCGGACCAGCTCGTCTCGTGGTTGCTCAGGTACAGCCCGCGCGACCACTGGCTCGGCTACCCGGCCGGCGCGGCCTACGCGGAACGGCAGGCGCGAATCGAGGCGGAGATCCGCGGCGGCTATGAGCGCGCCGTCTCGGCGCTGCTGGCCGGATTGCCGGAGGCCGACGAGCGCGTGCGCTGAACAGGCGCCTGTTCCGGCGGCGCATCGCGCATCGCCTCGCACCGGATGCCGAAGCCCCGGAGCAGGCACTTGAGCGCCCGGCGCATGCGGACGCTGGCCGGCACGCCGCCCCAGCCCGGCAGCGGCCGCAAGAGGAACCAGGTCGGACCGAAGTCGTCGATCTCGCGCGGGCCGGCCATCAGTCCACCTCGCCAACGTCGCCCACCTCGCGCACGGTGAGCCGCGCTCCGGCCACGGGGACGGCCCACGTCTCCGCATCCATGCGGACGATCGTCCCAGGCGCCCACTCCAGGCTCACCGCCCAGACCGGCCGCGGCAGCTCGAGCGTCGCGATCGCCGCCGGCGACACGACGAGGCCCACGTGCCAGCGGCAGAGGTTGTCGCCGCCGAGCTGGATCTGCTCGCGGTACCAGCTCGGGTTGGCCGGCTGCGCGCGGACGCCGTAGAGGACGTGGCTCGGATCGGCGGGCCGGTAGTCGACGGGATCGGCGATCATCCACAGCGAGCCGCCCGGGCCGGCGCGGAACACGGTGCCGATCGGCAGCGCGCCGACCGGGCGGGGCGCGGGCATGGCCGGCAGCCGATCGACGTGGACGCGCAGCCCCGGCTGTTGTGCCGGCGCGATCAGCGCGCCGGCGACCAGGAGCGCGCTGGCCGCGGCGGCGATCGCCAGGCCGATCGGTCGGGTGTGACGAGTCATGTTCAGATCAATCCTAGCGGTCAGCCGTCGCTAGCTCGGCACGCGCCAGAGCGCCTTGATGGTCAGCTTGCCGCCGCCGCTCTCGTTGACGGTGCAGGCGATCTCGTAGGGCGCCTCGCGCGCCGTCGTCGGCGTGATGCGCACCTTGACGCCTTTGCCGTTGGCCACGGTGCGCGTGGTGCCGTCCTGCTTGTACTCGGTGAACGTGCTGGAGATGACCTCGGGCGTGCCGAAGGTGAGGCCGGCGACCGCAGGCATCACCGGGCTGCTGATGGTCGCGCCGGCCTGGACCTCGCTGAATTTGGAAAAGTCGAAGCAGTAGAGCGCGCCTGCCTCGGTCGTGTACTGCTCGTGCGTTTCGAGGTCGCGGATGACTGGCATGGCTCACTCCGGTCCGATGATGCGCCGCGGCGGCCGCGGCAGGACGATGCGGGATGGCATCGCGCCCTGGACGATCCGCGGCGGCACGGTCGCATCCACGATCGCGCCGCGGTTGGCCGCGGCCGATCCGTAGGTCAGCGTCGCGTCCTGGCCGGTCAGCGTGTAAGCGCCCGAATTCGCGGTGAGCAATCCGGCCTTCCGCAGCGCGACCGTCGAGCCGGCGAGATCGTAGGCGCCGGAGTCGGCGGCGAGCTTGCGCCCCGCGAGGAGGCCGGCCGCTGTGCCAGTGAGCGTGTAGCTGCCGGAATCAACGGCGAGTTTTCGGCCGGCGAGCAGGCCCGCGGTCTGGCCGGTGAGCGCGTAGGCGCCGGAGTCGGCGGCGATCTTGCGCCCGGCGAGCAGGCCGGCTGCCGTGCCTGTGAGACTGTACGAGCCGCTGGCGGCATCCAGTCGGCGGCCGTGTTTGAGGGCGGCGTCAGAGCCGGTCAGCGTGTAGGCGCCGGAGTCGGCGGCGATCTTGCGCCCAGCGAGCAGTCCGGCCGCTGTGCCGGTCAACGTGTAAGATCCGCTGGCGGCGTCCAGTCGGCGGCCGTATTCGAGAGCCGCGGCCGTTCCGGTGAGGACGTAGGCGCCGGAGTCGGCCGGCATGACGATGCCGCCGCCAGCCGGCACGAATACCCGCACCACCCGCCGGCGCTCCAGCAAGTCGCAGCCGATCAACTTCTGGACCATCGGCTGCGGCAGCGGCCAGTCCCAAATCAGGCACCGCGCCAGACGCATCGTGGACGGGTAGGCGCCGGTCGGGTACGATCCAATGCTGGCGGTCGCATTCACCGCCGTCTGATCCAGTTCGTTGTTCGCGCCGAGAGTGGCCGTCCCAAGGCTCACGCCGTCCTTGTGCCATTCCAGCGCGGTTCCGTTTCGGACCACTGTCAGCCAGTAGTACGTGCCGCTGGTCAGCGTGCCGCGCGCGACGCTTGCGAAATTGCCGCCGCCGGCCGGCGACGCGTTGTAATAGATGTTCGTGCCGTCGATGTACGCGAAATACGTCATCAGGTGGGCTTCACTAGCGCTAACAGCGCCAAACACCACGCCGTCGCCGGCATCGCGCCAATCGACCAGGAAGGCGCACGTATGGATCGTGCCGTAGTTCTTGGACGACACATCGACGCGATCGTTCGTGCCGTCGAAATCGAGCACCCGTCCCGGCCCGCCCGGACTGCCGCCCGCGTTCGGGCTGCCGATCTGCGACCACGCCGTCGCCAGCGCGAAGTTGGTCAGCGTGCCATGATTCTTGTTCGGACCAACGTCGCGGACCTGGTTGCCCTGCTCGCCGAGGCTTGGCGCCCAACAGGAGAGCAGGCCGCGCCACAGTTCGGGATGCGCGGATTCACCGGCATCGCGAGCGTAATCGTCCAGAGTTGGCCGTGAAGCTAGACTCATTGCACTTCGTAGACAAACGGAATGAGCACCTGATGCGCCTCAACGTCGTCGGCCTCAAACGCATCGCCGCCGTTGTTGACGACGATCAACTGACCGTAGCGCGGCAGCGGGAAACCACCGAGGGTAACCACTCCGTTTTGCACGACCGCGCCGTCGTGCGTGAAGAGCGACCCGACGTAGATGCACTGTCTGAGGAATTCGGCCAGCGTGATCGAGCCGAGCGCGCCGTCGGGAGCCGCCGCGTCCGCGCCGGAATTGCCGGCCACGTTGCCCGTGCCCTGCGTGGTCGAGGTCGATGGCGCGATATAGTAGTCGATCCGTCCAGTCGCGCTCGGCGTCTCGCCGGTGTAATCGACGCAGCCATACAGCTCGAATCCATCCGGCCCAGTCGCCAAGCCGCCCCACAGATCGCCCTTGATCGACTGTCTCGCCGCGCCACTGGCAACGGCACTGAGCGTCAGAGCCAGGTCCGTCGGCGTACCAACCGTCCAATTGGTTCCCGGATCGGCCGGGCTGAACGACGCGGCGACGCAGAAGCGAATCGCGGTTCCGTATTTTTTGCGGACTTCGTTGGCCACTGGTCACATCCTCACTCAATTGTCCACGTTCGCCACGCCGGCCAGGCCGTTCCAGATTGCCGACAGCCGGTTGTCGATGTCCGTGTCGGTCGATGCCGGAGTAATCGCTCCGCCGGCCACGCAGGCAAACATGAACCGTTCCAGTTCGGCCAGCCCGCCATCGGCGAGCACCTTCTCGCCGAGCGCGTGCCTTTTCATGCCGAGCGTGGCGTTCGTCCACGCTTCGCCGACGATGAGCGTCGCGGTCCGCACCATCGCCACGCGAACCCTCTTTTGCAGCGCCTCGTCGTTGGCGTTAGTCCAGTCGGTGTCGTAAGGCACGGCGCGCTCCCTTTTCCATTGGCCGCAGATAAATGAACACGCTTATTTCGCCGCCGCCGGCGAGCCCAGCCTGACGCACGACGACGCCCTCGCCCGACCAGAGGACGATCGGGTCGATGCCGCGCGGCGGATCGGCCTGGAACAACTCGTCCTTGGATGCTCCCACTGCAGTGCCAGTTTCCTCGACCGACACGGCGATCCCGGCCAGTTCCGTCTCAGCCGCCGGCGAGAGCGTTACGTTCGCTTGGACCTGCAACGAGGACGGAACCGGCCGGCCGCGGTTATTCGACTTGCGGACGACCGCCGGCGTGCCGCCGGTTCCGAGCCCCGTCGTGCGGTGGAGGTAGTGCGTCGTGCCGGTGCCAGTGACGGTTGCGTCGTAGTGCGGGATGACCTCGACGCGCCAAATCTCCAGCGGATCGCCGCCATTGTTGAACAGCGACAGGTGATTCTTGTTCGCGGCGGTCGCCGAATCTCGGACGGCTGCGATCAGCATTACGCATTCCTCCCGCCCATCGCCGCGATCAGGCCGGACACCTGCCGTTCGAACTCGGCGAGCTTGGTCTGTTCCGCCTTGATCCGCTCGGCCAGCGCTTGTTCGCGCTCGACCAACGGCGCCATTTCCGCGATGAGCGCGTCGCGCTCCTGGCGCAGCGGCAGCACGTGCAGTTCGTTGAAGGCGTCGCGCTCGGCTTTGATCCGCTCGTACTCGGCGAAAAGCCGCGGGTGGCGCTCGCGCATTTCGGTCAGCGTCATGTGATCGGCTCCTTCTGCCCTTCGCGGAAACCCCGGCACCACGTCTGCACGGCCCCAAAGGCGCCGGCGTGGTGCTCGCAATGCTCGGCCAGAACAAACGCCTGCACCGTGATCGTCGGCTCGTCCGGCCGCGGCACGCGCATCCAGTACACCTTTTTCGTTTCGGGGTGCCACTCGAAACGAAACTGCGGCAGGTTCGGGTTGTGGATGACGTGGATCATGCGACCTAGAATGCTCCCATGACTCCGACGCTTGAAATCAACCCGGCCACGGTGGCCGCACTGTTTGAGGACGGCAACGAGTTGCCGATTCCGTCCGTACCATTGCGGCTTCCCGCTTCCACCCAATTCGCCGCGGAGAACGGCCAGGCCATTTCGCTCAGATTCGTTTTCGGCAGCCGTCCGGGGTTGCCGTGTTCCAGTTGATCGATCGATTCCCTCACCCGAAGTTACTGCTCGCCGGCGAGACGATTGAGATTCTGCTCGACCTTACGCGATCGTCAGGAAGCTCGCCCCCTGGTCGAATGTGAACGTCTCGCCATCCGCGAGCGTGACGTTGCCGCCGTAGTCCCACCAGGCGATCAGCGGGTCCGCCGGCGACGTCGGCGTGTCGTTGTAGGCGACGACGTAGCGGAACGTGGCCACGCTGCCGCCGCTCGCCGTCAGGACCAGGTCGCTGACCACGAGCGAATACGTGCCGGACGTCTGCGAGCTGGCGCTGACCGTCAGCACGCGGCTCGACAGGTTCGTGTAGCTGATTTGGGTGAGGTCCGCGAGGACGGAGTTGCCGGCGACCGGCGCGTTGGCCGCTGCTGTGAGCGCGAGCGTCAGCGTGTCGGCGCCGAGGTTGTGGACCTTCTCGGCGATGTGCTCGACGAACGCGTTGATTTTGTTGTAGGTCGCCATCGCATTCCTCACGCCTTGGTGTCGACGTCTCGGCCGCCGCCGAGGCGCAGCCGGATCACCTGCCGTTGCTCGGCGATCGCCCGCAGCTCTCTGACCTCGGCCCGCAGCTCGAGCAAGTGCTCGCCGAACAGGTCGATGATCTTGACCAGGTCGCCGATCGCCGCCTGCTGATCGGCCAGGGCGGCGAGCAGTTCGCCGGTGCGATCCCTGGGCTGGACGGTATCTCGTTTGCGTCCGAGCATCACGGCGTCTCTCCACGGAGCCATCGTTCGGCGAAGGCGAGCGCCTGGGCGAGTGTGCGGAAGCGCCGGCCGGTTCGCCAGTGGAACATGCGGCGGACGACGTAGCGCGGGCCGTCCGCCGTTGGCTCGCAGGTGATCCGCACGCGGCGGTGGCCGGCGGCCAGATCGGCGGGCAGCGCGATCTCTTCGGCGGGCGCCATGAGTCCACCTTCCGGACCGGGAATTATCGGCCCCGGCCCAGGCCGGTTAGTTTTGCGCCTTGGTCCAGCTCACCGCGTATTCCTTGGCCGAGCGGTAGAACTTGACGATCCAGGTCTCGTCGCCGATCTGCGTGACGAACGCGGCGGAGCCGCCGACGATGAGCTTGAGTTCGCGGCCGATCCGCTCGACTTCCTTGAGGTACGCCGCGCGCATCTTCTCGAACTTGACCGCCTCGGTCTTGGCCAGCTCGCGTTGAGCGACCATTGCCGAGCGCATGGCGGTAAACGCGTTGATGTCGGGCATCACGAGGCTCCTCTTTCGACGTCGGCGAAGACCGCGGCGATCGTCTCGTCGCGATCGGTCAGTAAGCGGCGCTCGATCTCGTCGGCCAGCCCGGCGCGCTGGCTGCGGGGCACGCCGGCGCGGCGGGCCTGCCAGCGCACGCGGCCGCGAAACAGGCCGCGCTGGTTTTTCGCGAACACGCGCAGCCCGGCCGGCGTTGGGTCGACGTCGCGGCAGGCGGCCCACGCCTGCAGCAACAGCGACAGGACGGTGACGATCGTCGCCGGATCGACGCCGGCCTTCGCCCCGACCTCCGCCGCCATGACGCGCGCCGGCGTCAGCGCTTCCTTGGGTGCTTGAGCGCCCATAATTCGTCCCACTTCTCGCGCACGGCCTCGGCGAAAATGAGCACGACCTCGTCGTCGTCCTCACTCGCGGTGATCAGGGCTGCGCTGTTCAGCAGCGCGAGATAGTTCTCGCGCTTGCGGACGGCCTTGCGGTAACGCGGGTCGCTGCGATCGATGTCCACGCTCATGGCAATCACTCCCACACACGGCGGGCGAATCGGTCAAGGTCAGCCGCCGGTAAAACACTCGGCAGCGCTGTAGTACACGGCCGTCGCCGGCGGCGCTCTTGCCGCCGGCAACGCCTCGTAGCCGACGATCTGGTAGCTCGCCGGCGGTCCGGATTGCGAGGGGACCCAGGCGCTGCCGTTCCAGGCGAGCCAGCCGGTCGCGCTTGGCTTGTAGAACGGCGCCCGGCTGAGGTCCTCGCCGATGCCGGCGTCGCCGCGCTTGGGCGGCTCGTAGGGCTTGGCCCAGGCGCGCTTAATCCGGTCGGCGGCCGCCGCGTCGATCTTCTCGGGCCGCAGCCAGTATTCGATGCCATCCCCGCCGCGGATCATGATGCCCGGCGAGCGGTCGCCGCGCCAGACCGGCACGTGCACGTGCACGGCGGATGCAAGCGCCAGGCGCAGCTCGGGGTAATCGGTGCACTCGAGGCCGCACCAGACGACCATGCGCTTGCCGGTCTGTTCGGCCGCCTTGGCGGCGGCGGCGTAGTCGGTGTGGCAGTCGAGCTGGTGCGCCTTGGCCGCTTCGCGCTGGCGCTTGGCCTTGGCGAGCGCGAGGGCGGCGCGGGCTTTCGATTCGTCTTCGGCCACTTCGCCCACCTGGCCGCGGGCCGCGCGGACGCCGAAGGCAAGAAGCAGGACAAAACCCAAGACAAGTCCGAGCGCGAACATCAGTAAGCGGCCGCTCGGCCGATAGCGCACCCGACTTTGCAGCACTACGAATTGCCCGCGCTCATGGGGCAAGTGCGCGAATTGCCCGCGCTCATGGGGCAAGTGCGAAAACATGGTCCACCTCCTTGAATGGGCGAGGTTGTGCGACGATCCAGTCGTCGGGGTTGATCTTGCGGCGGCGGAAGCCGTCGACGTCGGTCACCGCGTAGCTGTCGCTCTGGCGCAGCATGCGATCGACGACGCTGGCCTCCGCCCAGAACGAGCCGGGCGGAATGTCCTGGAACTTGCCGGTCGGTCCGCTCACCCAGCGCTCGCCCCAGGAGTTGACGATCAAAAAACCTTTGCGATCGCCGCGATAGCCGGCGATGCACATGCAGTGCATCCATTTGCCGCGCGGCTGCAGGAAACCCTCCTGGTCGCGCTGATTCGCGAAGCCCTGATCGGAGCAGACGAAGATCGCGTAGCCTTGCTGCAGCGCCTCGCGGGCGGCGTTGGCCGAGGTGACCAGCGTGGACGTGTAGGGGTTTTCCTGACACAGCTTGACCGCATCGGGCGGCACGCCGCGATCGCCCCACTGCCGGCAGCGCTGCACGGAGTACGGGCCGTAGCTGCCGATCGGCAGAGCGCCGCCGACGCCCTTCCGGCCCCATTTGGCAGCTCGAGCGCCCGTCGAGCCATCGCCGCCGCGGATCGGATTGCGCGGGTCGGCGTTGATCCGGCTGCCGCCGTAGATCGCTTCGCGGACGGTGAGCGCGAACTGCTGCGGCGGCCCGCGCTTGCCGTGGATCTTCGCTGCCAGGGACAGTTCGTTGGCGAGAGCCGTGCCGAACGAGACGCAGGAGCCGATCTGGCCCTGGTCGTGCGCGGGGATCGGCTGGCCGGCGACCTTCGTGTACAGCCGCCAGACCGGCGCATCGTCGTCTGGGCCGGCGCCGAAGCCGGCGGCATCCGTCATTTCCCAGCGCGGCTCTGTGAGCAGCGCCTGGACGCCACTGATCTCGTCCTCGGTGGGCGCGACCCAACCCGTGAAGCGCACCTTGACGCCGCGGCGTTCGAGTTCGTCGAGTTCGGCCTGGTCGATCTCCGTGCCGGCCGGGATCACCAGGAATAGATCGGCCGGATCTGGAATCGGGATCGGCCTGCGGTCGGGATCGACGAGGCCCGACAACCAGTTGACCAGCGTGATGATGCCGCAGAGGACGATCCACGCGACGATCTTGCGCCAGTTGGTCGGCAGGAAGTCTTCCCACCATTTCGCGGTCCGCGGCGTCGGCTCGGGGTCAGGCATCGGCATCGAACTCCTCGAAGTTGTCGGCTCGCTCCGCCTCCAAGCTCTCGTCTGTCGTCAGCACGGCGGTCAGGGCCACGGCGGCGACCAGGAGAAACAGGAACACGCAGGCCTGGAGTGTGGTCATGTCGTTGATCGCCTGGCCAGCGGTCGGAATGTCAACTCTCACCGTTTCGCCTCCACGCTCAGGGCGCTCGCCAGCCGCGTGAACAGGTCGACCAACTTGGTCTTGAGCGGCTGGTCGATCTTCCGCTCCGGGTCCTCGCCGGCGATCGCCGCCACTTCCTGGCCGGCCAGGCGCCGCGTTCCCGCGATCGCGTCCGCCGGCAGCACGGCCGGGATCGCGTTGCGATAATCGGCGAGCAAGTCGCCCACGGTGGCGGTCTGGTCGGCCGCCACGTGTTTGGCCATCGCCGCGTAGAAGCCGGCGAGCGCCGCGGCCCATTCGCGCTTCTGCGCCGGCGTGCCCGGATCCGCCGCCAGAGCTTCCCGGATCCGCCTGGCAATCGGATCCGTTGGCTCCGGCGGCGGAGTTGGTCCTGGGCCTGGTCCCGGCCCGGGCGGGGGCGCGTCCCCCTCCACGGTGACCCGGAACTCCACGATCTCCGAAGGCACGTCCGCCTTGGCGGTCACCGCGTGCACGCGGTAGACGCCGGGCCGGCAGCTCGTCGCCAGCGCCGTCTTCGCATCGCGCAGGGCCAGCTCCGGCGGCGCGATGCGGATGCCGGCGTCGAGCGCCTTCCAGCGGACGATCTTGCCGTCCGTCTCGGCCCGGAGGACGATCCAGTCGCCGGCGATCGCCCGCACATCGGCCACGCGGATCGCCGGCGGCGGGTCCTGGGCCCGAGCCGGCGCACAGAGCGCGAAGCCGCAAACGGCGAGGGCGGGGAACAGGCGCATGCACCGGCTCACTCGATGGGCTCGATCGATTCGACGATCAGGTACTTCCAGCGGCCGCCGGCGGCGATGCGCCCCGTGACGCGCGCCTTGCCGTTCGATCCGTCCTCGCCGATGATCGCCGCTTTGCGCTCGAGCGCGGCGCTGGGGAAGACGAGCCAGTAACTGACGAAGGTGGCGCCGTCTTCGTCCTGGGTCGTGACTTCGAGTCTTGGGCCGGTCAGGTCGAGCTCGCCGGCGAGCACGTCCGCCGCCTTCTTGGGCGCTGGGGCAGCGCCGAGTTCGACGGCGAGGACGAGGGCGGCCAGG